GATCTCGGGGCCGCGCTCGCCGACCAGATAGGCCTTGTTGGCCGTGACCTGACCGCCCGATGCTCGCGCTCCAGAAAATCCGAGCGCGCTGCCAATAGCGCCCGCAAGACCAGTGCCTTCCTTCACGCTGCCGACCAGTTGCTGCACCACCAGAACCTTGTATAGTTCCGCGATGATCGCCTTCGCCATGTCGCGGAAGGCGTCCTTGGCCGTCTTGGTGCCATCAACCATGGCCATGAAGCCGCTTGTCAGGCTGTCCTCAATGGTCTTGGAGATGCTCTCTGTTGCGGCATTCAGATCATTGAACATCTTATCAAGGCTACCGAGAGCGTTGTCGGTTGCGCCTTTGACTTTTCCCATGGCATCGGATGCCGTGTCGCCGAATATCTGAACGTCCGTTGCTCCATTGCGGAATGCGTCTCGGATGTCCTGAACGGACTGATTTGGCAAGCCCAATGATTGATCAAGTTCCGCTATTTTTGCTTTTGATTCGTCGATTGATGCCTGAATTTCCGCACCAGCCTCCTTGACACCCAAGGCAAAGCCGCCAGCGATCTCCATGCGCAGAGGCGCGAGGATGCTATCCGCTGGGAACATCTGGTTCCACTTGTCTTGAAGATTGACAGCGAAGCGATCAAACGCCTCCGCGATAGGCACAAGCGCGTTGATGAAAGACAGCTTGAAACCATTGATGCCCATCTTCAAGGTTTCATACATCAACTGACCGCGAGTGACGATCCGGTCAAAAACCTCGATTGCCACATTCCGCAAAAGACCAAATGCAACCGCCGTGCCACCCGCGCCCCTTCTCAACTGAAGGAACATCTCAACAGCCTTGGCAAGCCCAGCAATCACAGCAATCGGCAGGAATCTCATGAAGAGCGCGCCAACGGCCTTGAGCGCGCCACCCATCAAGATCGCAGCCGACTGCGCAACCCCAAGAGCCATTGAGAAGCGCCCTGTTGAGATAGATGCAGCCACCATGCCAGCCCTGACATTCATCAAGGCAGCACTCATAATCGCGGAAGACCCAGCCGCCTTGATCATGCTGCCGACCATCTTCACACCCAAAACACCAGCGAACAGCCCAGCGGCTATGATCGCGGTATCAATGTTTTCGACGATGACAGACATGACACTTGAAACAACAGATTTCAGACCCTTCACCTGATCAACAACCGCTGCGAATGGCTCCTGCAACTGACCCAAGACGCTGCCGAGATTGTTCACTTCACCGCCAGCCCGACCGGCAGCAACCGCGAAGGCAGAGAAGATTGCCACACCCGCGCCCAGAAGAGCGCCGACGGGGCCGAATACGCCGAGAAGCTGGGAACCCTGTTGGCCGAAAGCCTGCACAGCGCTGGTGCCACCAGCCACTTGCACCGCAAAGTCGCCGACTTGATAACCGGCTTGTTGCAAGAGACCTTTTGACCACCTTCTGGTCGCCGCCGCGTTTGCTGTGTATTGCGCCGTGGACCGCTGAATGGTCTTGTTCAGATTGTTCATCCGGGTCTGAACCTGCTGAACTTGCGGCAGACCCGTGACATTCACGCCTATGTTGATCGCGAGGTTTTCACCGAGACCTTGTGCCATTTTTCTCGCGCTCCTCAAGGATCATGAAATATGCGACCCATTCATTATACTCGCTTACGCTGATTTCCTCAATCTCGGCAATTGTCTTGCCAAGCCGGTCAGCCAGCGCGATCAAGTTCATTCTGAACGGGTCGCCCTTTAGTTTTTTAGGTGGTCCTCGACGTTGGCACCCGTGAACACTTCACTGAATACTTTGGTGATAACCGCGATAGGCTCGCCCATAAGGATCGCCTTATCCTCCAGCGTGAACGCTTTCTCGCCGTTGTCCAGTTCGCACTTTTCAATGATCACCTCAACCATGCCAGCCATGGTGACGTTGTTCAGAAATCCGGGATGCTTGCGCTGGATCTTGTCCAGATCGCGCGCAGTAACATCAGCAGAAAAGAGGCGAAGGGGATCGTCCCCCTCGCCCCATTCTGCGACTTCGATGACCTTGCGCTCTTTCTCAGCGCGCTTGGCCGCGATGCGCTTTGACAGGCTCATATTACACCGTGGTCTGAGTCAGCGCGCCGTTACCCTGAACCGAGATGGACATCTCGACCAGACCATCAAACGACGAATTGACGGTGCGCCCAGTGACGATTGCCGACCCGGTCAGATAGGTGTCGCCGGTCGCATCGCCCTCGGGATAGAGGTTCAGCGTGACCTCTGCGCCGATGGTCAGAGCGCCCTGACCTGTGGTGTCGGTCTCATCCCACAGAACGTCAACCGACCCCGTGAAAGTCGTCAGCGACGGCTTGTAGGTGCGAGCGGTGTCGCCCATCGTGGTGTCTTCAAGCGTGTCCGCACTCTCTTCAATGGAGAAAGAGCGGATTTCCGCGATTGCATTGGAACCGACCTTCACGGTCCCTTCGCTGCCGGTATGTGTAGCCATAGGAGCCTCCTGTTATCTGGCCGTTTCAACGTCACCGATAGTAGTAACATATCGGATCGTATACGTTAAGCGAGCCACGCCCACAGGACGCTCTGCATCGCCATCAAAGTCAATCTCGGTACTGGTCAAGACACTATCCTTCACAAGACCATTCAGCGTGTAATCCGCCGCGATGGTCTCTTCGATCTGGACGCACAGGGCATCCACATCATCATCAAAGGTATCAGTCACCCGCACATAGGCGTCAATCACAAGGCTGAGATCGCGCGCAAGCGTCCTCACCCCCATGGTCTGCAAGCCTGACGCCTCAGAGCCGCTGTAAACAGTCACAGCGGGCAACTGGGACTCCGTGAACGGGTACACCCTAGATGCGTAAACACGTCGCTGTGCAAGCGACACGCCGCTTGCCAAGATGCTTTCCGCGCGGTCTCGGATCTGCTTGCGAATGTGAGCCATCAGACCTTTTCCAACTGGACCGTTGTCACGCCTGTACCGTCATGCACCCAAGCACGAACTTTGTACTCCACGCTGGAGATAATCATCTCATCTGTCTCGGAGATGTACGGAATATCAGCCGTGCGACAGGTCACACGCGGTTGCTCTTCATGCACCTGCACATATCCACCGGCATCAACAGGCACCGTCTCATTGTCAAAGATGCCGTAAATGGTTGAGTCTCCGAGCGCATCTTTTCGGCGGTAAGCAATGCTCACCGCAAATTCATCCACCAGCAAGATGGATGCCAGATCATCATTCAGCGGCAGGGGCATCTTTTGCCTTGCGACCCCGCTTCTTGGGTGCGCTGTCTTCCGTCAGGCCGACAGCACGATCTTCAACAACAGGTGCAGCCTTGGGCGCGGAGGTTTGCTCAACGCGACCCATCGAAATCAGAATGTTGCCCTCGCTGGCGGGAAGCTGAATAACATCGCCAGCCGTGCGACGTTCGCCGCCAGCCACGCAATTCTTCAGGACCAGATAGTGGTGCATGGTGTTCTCCAGTTCAGGATTGGGGGGGCTGGAGAAGCCCCCCCAAGTGAGCGTCATCAGACGCCGTCGTTGTTGTAGGCGAAGCTGACCGCGTGGCGGACGGCAACGTCAACAGTTTGCAGCGCAACGATGCGAACCGTGCCGCTGGTCGATGCAGTGTACGGATCGACGGTGATGTCGAGACCGCCATACATGCCGATCAGCAGGTCCGAGAAGTTGCCGAAATACAGGTCACCAGCGGTGACTTGGTTCGACACAATGGCGCGGTAGCCGTTCATCGAGCCATCAGGCGCGACAACGAACTGGCCCGAGCCAGAGTCCTTCACGGTGGTCTTCAGAGCGCCGTACATGCTGGCAGGCAGGATGTACGCGAGGTTGCCCATGAGGGCGTTGTCCTCGGCAACGGCGGTCTCCATTGCGACAACCTCGGCGAAGGTCGGGTTTGCCGCCGCGAACGCTGTCGGGGTGTTGATGCCCGAGGTGTTCTTGACGCCGGTCGGCTGACCGGACGAACCCGAACCCTGAAGCGCACCGTTGTCAATCGCCAGTGCGAGGCCGGTCGAGAGGTCGTTGCGGACCAGTGCCTCAATGTCGAGGCTCGACTGCATCATCATCAAGCGAGTGATGTCGGTGAACGCGCCGAGGGTCTTCGGCGACATGGTGACCTGACCAAAGGTCGGCTCGGACTCGGACGATGCGCCGCCCTCGGTCGAGATCCAGCCTGCGGTCGAAGCTGCGGTCTTCTTGGGGATTTTGACATCGCCAACAAGGCCGGTCAGCATAGTCGCGCCTGCCTGCATCACCGACGATGCGTTCCGCAGAACGTCGATGAAGTCACCGCCGCGATAGTCCTCGGCAACCATTGCCGAATCGTCGGAGGTGTTCAGGTCACGCTTGGACCACGAACGGCGAACGTCGGCAGGGATGTAGAGGCCCTGCGGGTCGATGCCGTCACGCTTTGCAGCTTCAGCAGCGGCTTCAAACTCGAACTCGGCAGCAGCGCGAGCGCCACGGTCGGACGGGTTTGCCATTGCGCGGATCGCACGCATCAGCGAGAAGTTGCGGACTTCCTTCTTGGAAAGGCCGATGGCGCTGTCATCCAGCGGCTTCGAGCCGATCACGTCCAGAAGCTGACCGCGGAACTCAGCCAGCGAGGTGCCATTCTTGACAGCTTCGTCAGCCATTTCGCGCTTGTTGTGCTTGGCAGCGAGACGATAGATCTCGCCGGTTTCTTTGGCGGCGGCGCGGGCAGCTTCGGCCTTCACCGCTTCCACATCAATTTTGACTTCATCAGTCATTGTGGTCTCCATCTTTGGAGTGGCAGGGATTGGTTT